CAAGCCCTTGGGTAATGTTGTCGTCAACCATCCGGTTATCCGCTGGCTACGCCAGTCTCGCAAAGAAACGACAGATAGCCGCGGTCATCCGATTCCTGCGGCTGCTCGCGGATGTTGAACACCTCGCCGCTTCGCGTATCGATCGCGCGCCAATCGGCCGTAATTTGCTGCGTCGCCAGGCTTCGCCGCACAATCACAGTCGCGAGTGTCTTAGCCGTCAGGCGAGCGGCTATAACAGCCTCGCCGGCACCGCGGAGAATGTATTTGCGATTGCCGGCAACGGTGAACTGCGGAAACCAGTCGGCAACGGTATTGCCGTGACCGTCATCCACGTTGACGCGAACCTGAAACTGGAAGCGCCGGTCTAGTCGTCCAGCGCCCTCACTCATTACAGCGACACGCCAGACGACTGGATATTGATATTAAGCACCGTCGTGGACGTTGCGATACCAAGGATCGTCGGATACATGCCAGTAGTAAGGTCGGCAACGGCGCACATGCCGCCAGGGTTGGACGACTGATAGTAGGCAACGCCCGCCACCAGAGTGCCGCCGATCGTGCACGGGCCGGACGTCTGGATGTCGATCGGCTGATTAGCTGCAGCGTTGTTCAGCGCGACACCACACGGCACGCGCTGTGCGGCCGTAGCTGAGTTGTTGTCGGCCAAAGCATACTTGCCAGTCGTCGGATCAAGGTATACCCACTGGCCCGCGGTAATCGCTACCCCGGCCGTGCCGCTTGCGATCTTGACGCCGGAGCCCGCGACCACATTGGCCGCCGTAATTACGATGTCGGTCAATGTGACCTCCTGTTGTTACACGCTTAGAAGCGACGCTATCAGCGCCGCACGCGTCGAGTTGAAATGCGTGCCGTCCGTTGTTCCCGCAGGAGGCGCCTTGTGGATGTCGCTGTCACGTGCCGACATCGCCGCGTCAGCCGCTTCGATGACGTTCGTCATGTTAGGCAACCCTGCGCGGATATCAGCGTTAAGCGCGTTGATGCTCGCCATGGTGCCGTCTGTCTTTGCGGTCTGGTTTGCCAGTGTTGCCCATGCGTCAGTACTGTCGGAGCGCGGAGTGATCGTGGTCTTCCAAATGCGCTTGCCTGTGATGCTCGCCGTCGCCGCAATGGTCTGCAGGTCGGCCTCGATCTGAGCTACGGTGCGTCCCAACCGAAGATCGTTTACGCCGTGCTGCAGGATGACGTCGGTGAAAGACATCAGGCCAGAAGATGTATCGGCGTTTAGCGTAGCGGTTATAGGTGCCACGTCGGCGGCCTGCTGCCCGCCCTTGGCCCACGTCATGCACGGGTAGCCAAGGCGCCCAAGCATCCTCTGCAAGAAGCCTGAACTGTCCTGCGCACCAACGCCGCTGTCATCTCCCTGTCCCCAAGAGAGGCTGTCGCCGACAATTAGGAAGGACCGCGCAGCTGTAGCGTTGACGGTTCCGATGATCGCGTTTGGGCCAAAAATATTGACAGTAGAGGTTGGCGATATTGTGCCGCTGTTGCCCTGGTCGGCCGCGACGTTACCATCGTCAATGCCAAGGACCGTCGCTCCAGCGTTGAGCTCCTGTACCGGAACACCAACAGAGGTGCCAACAGCAAGGACCGTGCGGACCCAAAACTTCGCGCCGGCCGGGATCGTCAAGCCGGCAACGACGTCCGATCGGATGCGAGCACCAGCCGAGACAGCAACGGTGCCAGAGCCAGAAAAAAGCGCTTGAGTAAACGTGCCGGCTGGATATTCGATAAAGAACTTAAGACTATAGGCACCGCCAGCGGTGCTTGTGCCGGCCGCCGACAAATAGCGATTGACGAAGACAAGTTGCAGGTTGCTGATGTCGCCCGCGCCATGCGCCCAAAACGTTTTGCGCGATGTGAAGGGTGCAGACTGCGTGGTGACGGCGGTGGCGATCTTGCCACGGTTCGCCACCAAGCCGCCATTGGTCGGCATAACCGACCCGCTCACTCTTCCCCACCTAATCAGCGCAGGCCGCGCTAGCGGCTGGAAAATAGGATCAAACAGCCTACGCACTGAACACCCCGCACGTAGCACCTGCGACGCGCGAGAAGCGGTAGGTGCCAGGTGCGGAAATCATAAGCGAAGGAACGTCGGACGTTAGCCGCCCGCCAGTCTGATTGTAAACGCCGCCATCGTCCTTAAGCGAGATAAGAACGATGGCTGCCTGGTCGACCTGACCCTTCAGGCTTACCGTAATCGGAGTGCCAGCGGCAACCGTTACGTCGGCAGAGTCCGCAGCCGTGTTCGCGGTCGCGAGAATTTGAGTTGCCGCCATGATGGCTTACTCCTTACGAAACGGGCTTAGTGGCTGCGTGGCCAAGCTGGAAGACTGCGCCATAAACCGCGCCAGTCGTCGCGCCGGCAACCGTAACGGCAACGCGCAGGTAGCGCTTGGTGCCAAGGTAGCCGACCTTATAGACTTTGCTGGCCGTGCCAGCCGAGCTCACGACAGGCTTGGTGCCAAGCAAATTGCCAGCCGCCACCGAGGTGAACGTCGAGTTGTCGTCAGATTCCTGAATGTCGAAGGTGTGCGTGCCATCGGTCCAAGTGCCAACGGAAATGATGGCAGTAGCGCCGGAAAAGCCGTTGTCATCAACGCCAGTGCCGTTAGCGGAAGCGTTCCTGGCGGCAGGCGCAAGCGACTGGCTGAAGCCTGAGTCGTTGTATAGATCGCGCATTGTTTGTCCTTGCGGCCAAGCCGCGGTTAATAATAGCGATGATTGCTCAACAGCGAATCGAACGACGTCCAATCCGCATCACTTGCGCTCTCGCGATTCTCGTAGAGATCGGCAATGCGCAGCAAAATTGCATGCTTTACGGCTGGTTCAACTGACGCAAAGCCGACAACAGCGGTAAGCGCAATAAGCGAGCCGTTCTGTATGGCCGGCCAACTCTGGCCGTACTTCAAGACGATCGCATCGCCTCGCAACTCATAAATGCTAGTCGCCAGCGTTTGCGTAGCGCCTGCGCTATCGATGTAAGATATCGACGTTATCGATTGCACGGGCCCTACGGGAAGGTGCGCAAAATCGCACCAGTCATCCGCTTTTGCCGTTACGGTCTGCGTCGCAAGGTACGCGCCGCAGTATTTTTCGGCGTGATTGCGGGCCGCAGCGATAAGGTCGGTCAGATAGTCGTCATCGTCATCGAAGTCGACGCGAACTTGGCGCTTGACCTCAACGAGCGTTACCGGCTCACTAGTCGGCGCTACCGATACTGTCGCCGGAAGCCACATCAGCCTTACCTCTCTTGGTCTTAGCCGGTTCCTTGGCCTCGATGTCGACCGCCTCAGCGAAGTCAGCCTCAATCAGGCGAGCCGAATCCTCGTCGTCCCATTCGACAACATCGCCCCTATTGAACGATGCATACGCGCCAGACAGGCTGGTCTTAAGCTTGATTTTCATGTCGTCTCCAATAGGGGTTGGCGGGCCGGTGGTTGCCAGCCCGCCAATTGCCATTAGGCCAACTTGTAGTGCTTGACCGCAGCGGTATCGAGCAGCTCGCCGTCGAAGCGGATCAGACCGGCGATGCCGAGATCCGGCCAGAAGCGCTCACGCAGGATGCCGATGACCGGCGAACCGACCTTGCGGACCCAATACTTGCCAAGATCGCCGAACACGATGACCTTGTTGCCGGTGGCGATGCTCGCCATGGCCTGGTTGATGTTGTAACGATAGCTCAGCAGAGTGCCGGGCTGACCCTTGGTGACGTCGCCCATCTGCCAGAGGTAATTGCCCTGGCCGTCCTTCAGCTTGCGGATGGCCGCCAGCGTCAGGTCGTTGAACATGAAGGCAACCTTCGGAGCCTGGCGGTAAGCCGGGTCGACCGAGTGCACGAGGTCGATGATTTCGTCCGAAGCGATCGCGGTCGAAGACGCGGCGGTCTTGCCGAGCGAGGACGCGGTGACAATACCGTTCGGCGCCGAGGTGCCGGTGCCGGTCGTAAGCTGTGCATTGGCCAGGCGACCAAGGCGTTCGCCAAGCAGGTCGGCAAGCAGGGCTTCCATGTTGAAAATGGAGTCCTGCGCAAGCTGCCAGGAGAACTTAACGAACTTCGTGTTGAAGTCGTAAGCCTCGAGCTGCTTCTGGCCGAACGTGGCGTCAGCCGAGTTGTCGTCCGTAAGCGCCGTGCCTTCCGTGCCAGCAACGCCGGTATTGCCGGTGTCGTCGGTGGTCGGGATCGGCAGAGCATTGCCCGCCGAGGTGTTCAGTTCGCTGACGATATTGCCGTCATACATCGGCCCCCATGCCTTCATGGAGCGAACGAGCATGTTCTGCAGTTCGACCGGAACGGTGTAGCCGCCTGCGGTGTTCGTGCCGCCAACCTGAACGCGCTTTTCAATGTCCTGCACAACACCCTCGCGCAGAATAGCGCGCTCTTCGGTGTCGAGCGCATCAAGTGAGGCGCCGTTTGCAATGAACTTGAAGAACACCGAGCGGTATTCCGGCTTGTTGCCTTCCGACTGGCCGCGCTGTTCGGTGTCGCCACCGGTCGGACGCTTGGCCTTACGCTCTTCCTCAGCGGCGCGAGCGATACGCTCCTCGGCCGCAGCCATACGCTGCTCGCGCTCGATGTCGGCGTCAATCTTGTCGAACTCGGCCATAATGTCGTCATGGCGCTTGTTGAGTTCGGCGGCGCGCGCCTCGTCGGTGTTCTTCTTAATCTCGCCCATAGCTTCGCGCGCGTCGTGCACGAGCTTGGAGCGCTTTTCCTGCAGTTCCCTGAGAGTCATTGTCTTACCTTTGGGCAACAGATGCCCGCCTCCGCGCAACGCGAAGCAAAAC